AACGTCTGACATGACTGTCTCCTTAATTTTGCCCTCATTTCAGCTGTCCTATTAGGACCTTCGAGTAGGGCGAGTTAATGTTTGACTAGACAGTCTTAAAAAAAGTGTCTATCCAAACAGATTATCTGTACCACTATCAAGACCTAGCATGCTATCAAACAATGAGTCTGAATTGCTTTTGCTTTGACCTTGACTATTTGAATCGCTAGCACTTGTTGGTATGTCGCGTACATTTTTCATTTGGTTTAGCATATCCTGTTTGGATGAGTTTACAGCATTTGCAGCTGCTTTATCTTTATTTAAAAGATAATAAACATCATCTAAGGTCAACTTTCTTTGTTTAGCAGAAGACACTAAATCAGTAAATTCTTCATTAGACATCTTATGCTTTCTCTTAAAGTCTTCTTCCTGCCTTCTTCTTACTAGTTCAGCTTGTATTTTTCTTGAGTTTTCTTTTTCTTTATTAAGAATATTTCCTACTCTTGAATTTACAACCTTATCTAGATGAGCAGACATTACTTTAGCCGAATCTGATTCTGGATCTGCATATGCTTCATTAGCATCAAATTCAAAATCATCCTTTAGTTTAAGTTGCTGCTTTATGTCTCCAGCAGGAGCACCACCATTTTCCAAATAACCACGAACATGATCTACAAGTCCGCTATCTTTCTTCATTGCATCGAGAACTGGTATAAATGGCTCTAGTTGCTTTAATTGCGTTGCCATTTTTATAGCTTCTTTACTAGAATCTTTATATCTTCGTTCCCAATTATCCCCTTCCTTGGAGCCAGTTTGCGATTCGTGGGTTACCTGTTTGGAGCCACTCTCATTCTGGGTTGCCATTACGGGCTTTGTTGCAGGAGTGGGTCCATCTGAAACCATTCCATTAACACTATCTTCTAACTGATTAAAAAAATCATCACCTTCCGAGCCAAAAACCTCATTATTGATTGCTTCTTCAGAAGCATTCGTTGGATTAGTCTCTGGGTTACCTTGAGTGTCATTTTCTTTTGTCATATTTTTTTCTCCCTGTAAAACTTTGCTGTTAATTTATTCACTGTTGCTGTTCGATTGCAACTCTTTTTCTGAATCTTTTACTTTTTGAATAGCTGAGTCAACTTCCATTCCTAACTGCTTTCCTTTTAACTCTGCTCTATTTTTCATTACATTTTGTAAAAGTTTTTGTTTTGCTTCGGTCTCAATATACTCTTTATTAACGCTGGACTTAACTTCTTCTTTCTTTTTAGTTATTTCCATTTCAGCTTGCATAACTTTGCCTTTTATTCCTGCTTGAACCAATTGTCTTTCTAGAGTTTCTATTGTTCCTGCTTGATCTTTAACAGTAGACTGCATTGATTCCAATTGACCCTGCAACTGAGCATATAAAGATTTTCTTTCTGCAATCTTTTCTTTATTTCTTAAATCTGTTTCAGATAGGACTGCAATATCGTCTACTACTCCCAATTGCATTAATTCTTTTAATTCTGCTAAATAAGCCCATCTATTTACAGGTAATGTAGAACCTGAAACAATCCTGACATCAAATGTAGCATTTTGCAAGTCAAGAGACTTTCCAATAGCTTTACCCATATCATTGTATAGAGGAATATTTAATTCGACTTCTCTTTCTTCTTGCAATGCATTTGGCTGTATAATCCTAAATGTTTTATGTGCTGAATAAACAGACTGAGAGAACATCATTACCAATCTTCCTAATTGACGTAATGCAGGCTCTATACTATTGTTCATCCATTGCTTTATCCTTCTAGTACCATATTCATCTAACGCCAACATACCTCTAAAAGTTTCATGCTGACTTCCAGTATCTCCTTGCATAGAAGAATATATTCCAGCTAAATACTCCATATCCTGTTTCCCCTCCTGTACAATCCCAAAGAACGCATTGGATAAAGGTGCGGGCTGCACAACTGTAGGAGGAGTTGCTCCAGGTCTCATAGGCAGTAATGCTCCAGGAGAACTGGAATACTTTTCCCAATAATCAGTATCAACTGACCCTTCTTCGTACATCCACCTTAGTGAAGATCCAAGTGAGGCGTTATGAACCATTATTTGATGAGCTTTGTTTATCTCTCTTTGTTTTCCTATAAGAGGAGAAACCGCACTTATTGGATATGGTGTCCCTGTCCATTTATAATGGAATGGAACAATCGGATATTCTGTAATTTTTTCTGGTAGAATTTTTTGATATATAGTTTTATCACTACAAACACAAGTTTGCTGTATTCTAGTCCCATAAAATTTCACACTATCTACAATACTTTGTGCAAATTCAGGTCTCTTTACTAATAACTCAAATTCTTTTTCAGTAACTACTTTGTTCCCTATTTGGCTATAATCTTGAATCATTCTATTTCTTAGAGTATCTTCAGCTACTGCAAATTGCTCTTCAACTCCTTTCTGAAGATTTTTCATCTCTAAATTAAATCTTTCTTCTATCATTTGACCTGCTTGAAATGCTTGCTGAAGCTTCATTTGACTTTCTTTTAATTCTACAGCTAGTTTTTCTTGAAGCTCTGCTAGCCCTTCCTTAACTCTTGCCTCTATTTCTTTCATCATTTCTTCGTTAGGAGGAATATTGTAGTATACATTTACATAAGCTATTTTTATTTTTTCAAATAGTTCAAAAAACTCTACAATCTCATCATTTTCACCCTTGGTGTTTATAGATTCTCCCTCAGATATTTCTTTATAATGAAAATCTTTTTTATATTGGTCTCTAGATGCCTCACTGTAATCAAATTCAGAAGTAGTAGACCCTGATGCTGCTTTTATTTTTCTTTTATATTCTGGAAATAATTGCATTAAATGAGATTTTGGAAGTACTTTTCTTATAGCAATAAATGATGCATCTCTAAACAATATGTCTCTTGCTTTAGGGTCAACATAAATATCAAATGGCTCAGGCTGCAATATTTTAACATCGCCCATTCCGCTATCAGAATCAGGATCTACAGATACTTGTAAATATCCTATACCTTTTGTAATAGCGTCATTTACGCAATTTCCATACAATGAGTCAGCATCTGACAGATTCCATATATAATCAGATAAATCTGAAAATACGGCTGCAACATCAGCATCGCTTCCCTCCGCACCAATTGCTTGCCATCTAGGATTGTTCGCAGTGGCATAAAAATTTAACATCTCAACTACTGGAGCTATTCTATTAATTGTAAAGGTAGGCATTCCCTGCTCTTCAAGAGATGCTCTTTCTGATTCGGTTATTTGATTATCATTTGCAAAATCATAACCTTTTTGATTTATAAATTCCCACTGAGTTCTTGATTGTCCGTTTGCCAGATTAAATATATCTTGAACTCTTTGCGCCTGTTTGTCAACTCTTTTTGCCATTATTTACCTTCTACATATTTATTGTTAGCCATTTTATATCCACCATTAGATCTTTTTTTATACTTTTTATGTTTCTTCCCAACTGGATGAAGTTTGCCATCCGATGGTCATCTATGCATTTTCATTTTTATCCTCCAAATCATCAATCGATATTTCGTGCAAAACTTGTCTTAATATTTGATCAGAACCCTTTGCTGCTTTAGCAGAGTCGGTAACTAGTTGAGCTACACTAGGACTCTCAAAAGGAGTGAATCCTAAAGCGTTACCTTGAGTCAAAGCTGACTCTGGGTCAATTAACGTATTGGATGCTCCTACAGCTAGTTTGTCAAGATACTCCGTTTCAGCTAGCCAAGTTCTAATATATTGTCCTGTTTCAGAACCATATTTTCCATCAATAGTTACAGCATCATCATATTTTATATTTAAAAAATTTTGCAACTGACCTACAGATTGAGGGTCTTCGGGGTCTAGATTTGGTAACAATGATGCTATTACCATATCTATATCGTCCATTTTAGACAGTTCTTTGCTTATAACTTTATTTTCTTCTGTAGCCATTAATACTTCTTTTTACCTGGACCCGTATTAGATAAAAATGGAGCTCTTCTTGCGCCACCCCTATTTTCAGACATAGATGATTGATTATTAGCTATAGGCTTTATTCCTTGATTAAATCTTGAAGACATTGGGTTAGTAAAATTTCCAGAAGGATTAGTAGAGCCTGCATTATTTCTATCACCTGTCAATATTCCCGTCGGAGTTCTTTTAAACATAGAAGTATTTAAGTTTCCAGAAAAAGGTTTACCTTGAGATTCTCTAGTCCATGGATTTCTATTTATAGTCCTATTTTTTTGAGACTTTTTTCCGTAAGCCATTTTTTCTCCTTATAGGTTTCTTAGCTACTTTTTTCTTAACTGGAGGTCTTCCTCTTTTTTTTCCATATGTTCCTTTACCTTGTGGCATAATATCTCCTTAAGCTGTGACCCAGCTTTTAGCTGTGGGTCTGTGTTTTTTAAATACGCCTTCCTTGTTTTCATTTATACCCATAGGAGGATGAGCGTGTTTGCATGCGTAAGCTAATGCATCTATGGCATCATCATGTCCCATACGTGGGCCAAATGTTAATACTTCGTGCTGTAAGTCATATTGCGTTTTCTTTAAATGCATACCACCTATAGCAAATCTTTGAGCGAGTATTTCTTGAATACGATCACGTTTCGACATTCTTGTACCAGGTTTCTCCGCAACGTATTTAACGCTAAAATCATTTTTTCTCCTCATCTCAGCTATCAATGACTGAAATATAGGTTTAGACATTGTTGTATCTTCAATTGTAAAAAGCGAAGGCTTGTATAATTTATTGTAATCAAAAATATAATCTACAATACCTTTCTTATCTTCTCCTGGAATACCGAGAACTGACAATGAGCGTTTCCTAATATAGTCAATAACATAGACATTATTAGTTGCATCAACAGCAACAACAAGGATAACGCTGTAATCACTCCCACGCCTAGCGCTATCAGTAGCTGGGTCGACGCCCGCAAAAACATTAACAGGTACTTCAGTACCATCTTCTTTTCTAAGAAGGTGAATGTCCATTTCTTCATCATACTGTAAGTGTCCATCCCAATATTTTATATGCTCCCTTGTAAAGATTGAATCATCCTTACTTTGTACTTCCATCATATATTCTTGGTAGAATTTATGAGGTTGTCCTGAATCTGTATAAAACTTTTTCTTTCTTTCCATCTCCTTTTCACCAAACCAACTTGGCCATAAAGGAGTACCATCAGGCATTAAAGCCTTATACGTAATTACTTTCCAACTATATTTTTCGCCACGTTTTTTAGCTTGGTCGTGACCGACAAGAATATTTTGTATAAATGAATCAAAATGAACAGGAGTCCCGTTGATCCTGAGACGACCAGTGCCAGGCTCAAGAGCGGGAAAAACAACAGCTGTAACAAGGTTAGAGATTTTTGCTCTAGACTCAGCTGTAATGGTATTATTCTCATCTTCAAAATCGTCCAATATGATAAGATCGTACCTCTTATGAAGCTTAGCGCCTCCACGAATCCCTGATAAGTTGGATTTACTAATAAGTTTGCAACCGTTCGTAAGCTCAATATCATCTTCCGTCCATTTTCTCCCTTTTAAACTACCAAAATAATACAAAAATTTGTCATTAAATTCCAAATGATATTTGACATAGTCGAGGTTGGGAACTGATATCTTACTAGATGCAGCTACCCATCCATAGAATAAAGGTTCCTTAGTAAAAACAAAATCATGAAGTATGCTACATTTAGTCAATACTGTCTTTCCGTGACCACGAGGCAATATAACTGCAAGTTGTCTTTGATTCATATCGTCTAAAGCATCACACACCTCATAATGGAAGAAAGGTGTCTCACTACGCATAAAATCATCAGGTAAAAATAACTTACCAAATGCAATTAAATCGTTTTTAGCTAGATGTAGTGCCTCCTCCTCTTTAGAAACATTATGTAGATTTATATTTGCCACTACCACTTACCTACAGGGCATTCAGCGTTTATTAGCCTAGCTTTTATATTCATAATACATCCACATTTTCTACACCTAGCTATTACTTTTTTACGAAACTTCATCTTATGCATATGTTCACATTTTAAGCATTCTTCTAATCTTTTATAGAAAGTTTGCTCTGATGCTTTAAATATCATTAATTCCTAAAATTATACTGTTATTATGCATCTAACTCCTCTGGTCTTTTTATTTCTTCTAATACATCTGCATCGAACCCTTTAAATACTGCACCTGATATTTGTTGAACTGTAGTCTTATTCTTATCTTCAAGATCCATAATGTCAGACAACTTAAATAACGCCTTTAAGCGTGTATCAGGCTTATCAGCAGTATCTGCTTCAGATTTTATTCTTTTAATAATATACTCCTCATCTACTCCTGCTTTCTCTAAAACGGGTTTTAATTCTTCTTTCATTGCTGTTTTAATCCTCTTTGTTTTAACTAGCTTAGCTGATTGCTGTAATGCATATTTAGGGTTATTAGTATCAAAAGCTTTTAAATAAGCCTCCCTTGGAAGCATCTTATGCTGGGTAATATACATAACAAACATTTCCTCGCAAGTACTTAATTTACTACGTTCTATTAAAATATCATCAGGTTTTTTGCCTCCCCCAAAAGAATAAATGTTAATCCGTCTAGATGCATCCATCTTTGTATTCTTTGTTACTGGGAATGTTCCTGTGCAAGTACCAACATATTCACGTTTCTTTTTAGTCCCCTCACGAGCAAACATAGTGCCTCTACGCAATATTTGAATTATACAATCGTCGTCCGTCTGAACCCAATCACCAACGTGACCATCCCTCCAATCCCGAGTTATACGAATATCATTAGGGACTATATCTCCCTCATCGTAAACCTTATGTTCTATACTGTTGACTTTGTAAATTCTCATATTCTCTTATATATATATATATATATATACTCTTATAACATACTCTTATAACATACTCTATATATACTCTTATATCCTAAACAACTCGTAAGAGTTGTGTTTACTAATAACATAAGCTTATGATATAGCAATGTCATAGCAATCCTTACATAGTTCTAACCCTTCTCTATCAAAATATTCTGTTATATCTAGATCATCAACAATTAAGCATAATTCATCATATATAAGCTCTTCTGTTACCGAATCACACACATCACTATCATCACTAAACTCTATTGTCAAAATATATTTTTTAGGATTAGACATGGTAGAACCTAACACTATTTGCTATTAAAAATCAAGCTAGTTTCAAAAATTGTAGCATTTTGGTATGTAGGTAAATATAGAGTAGGTGCCCGCCATTGGCGGTTGGTCGCAAAGCGACTTTCGTTTTTTTTCATTTGATTTTTTTGAATCTTTATGCTTGTTTTTTTTGTTTTTCTTTAACTTTTTATAATAAGAAAGGAGATCGTATGTTTACTATAAACTTACCAGCTAATCCTAAGTTCGAGGATTTTCAACGAGCTAAGAATGACCTACACATTCAGCATTTAAAAAAGGTAGGAGCTGCACCTGATAAGGACCAGTATGCTTTTGGTACTCAGGTAGCAGTGTCAGCGCGAAGAGTTACCGCTAAGTTTAGAAATATGCTTAGATCGCTCGATGCTACTTGTTTGTCTATTACAGGTCAAAACTGTTTAACAGTTACTGAAATGGATAAGCTTGAAGACATAGTGTAACTAAATAAGAGAGAAGACTCCAGGTGATAGCGGACTATCTTCTCTTTTAACATACTATAACTACTATTGCTAGCACAAACGCATGGTTTTAGCACAATACAGTACACTAACCAACTCTTTACTCATGGTTAATGGAAACCAGTCTAATACTGTGCGTGTGTGTGCAAGTAATATATAGAAACTTATAGGAAACTTTACATGTTTGGAGACAATACGGTCAGGCGAACTCTAGGAACAAACACGGTGTGTGTACATGTAATTTAATGTTAGAGAGAGAGATGGGGTGTGCGAAAGTAAATGCACGTAGACGGGGTATGGTGAAGGTGAAAATCCTTTTGTGTAGTCTCTCTCTTTTAGCTTTTGTAATTAATACGGGTGAGAGAAACGGTTTACTCGCTAGCCTCATAAGCTAGAGACAGCAGGTTCGACTCCTGTCCCCGTAACTATTTATATACATTTAAGATTGTTCATGCAGTACAGCTGCAACTCTTTGAGTAAAATACCATATGATGAAGGCGGGCGATATGGGAATGTGTATACTTAATTAGCCCTAACATATGGCTTAACCTAATATGTTATACTAGTAATACAGGTAGGTGTTAGCCTTACAAAGTAACACACTAATGAGTGAACAATACCTTGGTAGTTAATAGGTTAAACTGCCCTTCGAGCCTCCTAAGCAATGTGAGGAAGACACCAATTAGGTGTTTGCGTACATTTGGGACTAACTGTTGTGTTAGTTGACTAGGTACATTAAAAGGCTTAAGAGAGACTAGAAAGCTATGTAAAGAGCCGATAGGGTTGAACCCTTGAACCTTTTGTAATCATACGTTAGATAGGCAATCTAGGCCCATTTAATACTATGATACATAGCTATCTCTCATTTATAGGGGCTGAATGGTTTCGATTGATGTTAAGACTTGAAAGAGTTTTCATCAAGACGTGAGTTCGATTCTCACCAGCTCCACTCAAGCCAGAGATAAGACAGTAAGGTGTTTATATCTCAACCTCTCTTTACCAGTGTTTAAGCGTAAGACACCGTACCTTGCAGTCGAAACGTATAACATGATGATCTAAGGAGAGGTGGCACGGAATTAATGTAATTTGCTATAATGATCAGTGGATACCCACTCTAAACATGAGGGATTGAGATCTAACAGGCTCAAACTGTTAACTTATGAGTTAGTAGGGAAGGAACTAAACTGTGTGTGCACCATTATAGCAATAAATTTTGTAGTAAAATACTACTATTTTTGTAGTATAATACCCAATAATACTTGACAATAATAACTATGGAGGTTTTATAAATGAATAAGATAAAGTTGTTAATAAGTAAGGATGGTAAGTTTTGTGTAACTAAAGAATTAGATGTGTCTGGCGATCCTATGCATAAATCTGTGGGATACTTAGTTGGATATGTTCAAGCTTCTTTAGATTCTGGATGTGAAGTTAAATATATTGAGGAGGGTAATGAATGAATATAGTAAAGTTTAGAGACTTAGTTTCAAAGGTGGTAGTCAGCAAGAAATCTAAAGCATCTGCAGTACAAGATATTTTAGGCTGGCTTAAACCTACAATAGAAAATGGTAATACAAAGGTTGAAGTAAAGAAGAAATAGCCTTTTAACTAACTATGGGAGTAAATATGAAGAAATTTTCAAAAGATCCTCTACGCATATTAAGAGGATATACAGTAATTGCCCTACATATATTTGGTGTAGTAGGCGTAATATGGCTTGTTAAGTTTTCAGTAATGTTTTTAATTAACTATTAAGGAGAATGTCTATGGATACTATGGTAAGATGTGATTGTGGTGAGGCAGCAACCATGAATAGCTGTTCGAGATTTAATGATTATGCTTGTACTCATTGTGGTGAAAAATATGATATGAAATATGGCAAGTATACTCAAGCTGAATGCAACAAAGTGGAAGACGTTTATACCAGTATTGTAAGGAATAGACGTGAGTATTCAGATAGAAGCTATCGTAAGACTAAATGGATAGGCTTCTGGTAAATTTAATGCTTCCATAGGCATGGCAGAGAATCTAATGCTCGAGTTTCGTATTTGAGAATCCAATGCTCTGCCAAAAATTTAAGAAGTTGATATTATTAGTATAATATGCGACGGTATATTGTATTAGCTTTAATACTTAGGTATTATGTATAAAAGTCTAGACCGAGGTGGTTTAATGATATCTTAGTTGGTAATGATGTGAAAGGCTTGTTTCCAAAGGCCTACATCAGCATACTTTCAGCGTTGGCTGACACTAAGTTCAAATGAACGAGGTGAAAGAGGGAGGATGCCCTTAAGTATGGCAAATGTCGAATACAATTAAATAAAGCCCGAAAGGGTAGAGATTTGGTTGCGGTGTTAACTTATACTATGCTCATGTTCAGGGCTGTATAAGATAGAATGAGGGACCAATAAGTAATATCCATTCCCTTTAGGCTAATCTGTAAACGAGCGCAAGTGAGCATGAGGCCAGTAGCGACAGCTATGATTCTATACATCGTGAGGAGAAATCCCATATGAACTAGACATTTTGAAGGTAATCTCAAATCCTTCACCAAGCTTCTTAAGCAATTTTAAAATTAATTGGAGAATCTATGAAATTAAAAGAATTATACTCTGATGGTAAGAAATTAGGGTTTAAAAGATTTAATGTCCAATGGGCTAGAGTTAAAGATATGACTGTTGATGAGTTCTTTAATCCTAGACTAGGCTTTCGTGCTGTTGGACATAACGCTTGGAGATCTGGAATGGATCAAATATGTAGAGATGGTCATTATGATAGACGATTCTATGGAGACAGGCGTAAGTAAAGTATCACCTGGAAATTATTGAGAGAGTTACGGCTAAAACCACCATTCGTTAACCAGCGTGGTCTCTCTTAATAATTATAACTTAAGGAGAGAAAATGAAAATTGATAAAACTATTCAAAAAGTAACTGAAGCGATATTAAATACTTGGAAAGATGCAGGGACAAATTCAATGCCTACCTATCAAGAATATAGAGATATTAGAAATGAAAGAACTGGATACAAACTTGATAAAATAGCCTATAAAGGTACAATTGATAGCTTAAAAGATGAATTAAGCAAGTTAAAAAAAGAACTTAATAATCTTGAAGAACAGCTTTATTTATGGGAAGAAGTACCTAGTGAAGATTTATGGGAAGACGGAGAACTAAAGTTAGGAGAAGTTTTTGATAAAATAAATTACCACTTGTTTGTAGAAGGTGATTGGAAACTAATGAGGAGAAAAGACAATGAGTGATGTATATAAAATATCTAAAGCATTAGAAGATTTACGTAATTATTACGGATTAAAAGAAATAAAGAATGTAACGCTAGACATGGAAGGTGATTATCCTGAAATAACATTTATATCTAATAAACCTAATTTATTGTCACATATGCCTGATCATGATAAGCATACTATGCCTGATATGGTTCGTTATGTATTAAAATTAGAGATTCTTGTAGATGGGAGGGTTAATTTGAAGTAAATGAAAAAGATAACTGATGGATTTTTAAGAAAAGACACTAAAGCTTTTAAACCTGATAAGAAAACAGGCAAATGGAGAGGCCGAGTTACTAAAAATGGTCAATTTGTTACTATAAAACCTTCTTATTCAGGAGAAATTAAGATAAAAGATAATGTTTACAAGATAGAACTATGGACTTTTGCCAATAAATGGGGAACTGATAGCCTATTTTATAAACTTTATGAAGAAACTAACGAAGAAAAGGAGTTATTCTAATGGCATATTATAGCAATAGAGCGACTAAAAATGAAAGTTTACTACATAAATATCAAGATATAGTTGATAATATTAGAAAACTAATAGATATTCGTTGGGACGGGGCAATAGATGAGGATACTTTTTTCAAGAGTATTGTTGAATTAACTTTAGATGAAAAGGAGAACAAAAAATGAGCGTAATTTTCGATTTATTATATATATCAAGTGCTATCATGCAAATATGTTTATGTATTATAGCTATTCAGGCACTTAAAACATATATGAGAAGACTATAATGGGATTTGATGTCAGTGGATTACAACCAAAAAGTGAAAAAGGTGACTATTTTCGCAATAATGTATGGTGGTGGAGACCTTTATGGTTCTTCATATCACAGGCATGTAAAGAAATATTAACCAAAGAAGATATAGAGAATGGTGACTTTAATGGTGGATGGGAAATATCTGAAGGAAAATCTAAGTTGATCGCTGAAAGACTCGCAGAATTGATATCACAAGGCGAAGTTAAGAAATACGAAGAGGAGTATATGGCTAAGATAAAAAAGCTTCGTAAAACTGAAATTTGTGATTTATGCGAAGGGACAGGTAAGCGTGATGATGAACATGTAAAAGGTGAATGTAATGGTTGCGAAGGTAATGGTAAGTCAGACCATTGGCAATGTAATTATCCTTTTGCAGAGGAAAATGTTGTAGAATTTATGAACTTCTGTAATGAATCAGGAGGTTTTGTAATATGTTAAATTAAAGGAGGTGTAATGTTTGTAGATCCAAACTTTGAAAAAATCTCTCTAGATGAAATAAGTAACAGTCAAATAGAGAATCTGTCAGAACAAGTGTTACTGGGCCCTCAAAAAGAAATATTAGAGAAGGTTGAAGACTTTAATTACAGATATAATTCTGATATAGGGGTTACCAAGACATTTAGATGGTCTCCTGGTATATATAATAAGATTAGAAAAGCTTATACTGATATACTAGGCTGGAATGTTAGAACAAGTAAAGTATCTACTTTCTTAAATAAAATAGATCAGTCTACATGGAGATATAGAAACTTTAAACAAGAACTAAATAGTTTGCAAAATCTGTTAGACGATTTAAGGAGCTCAAATGCTGAATTTCAAGATAACTCTGATGTTGTTATAGAAAAGTTTAAATTTGTAAAAGATAAAGTAATTGAAGAGCTATTTAATTCTGGTTCAAGTACTATTCATATCGATGCATTTATAGATAAGAATGACTTAGAAAGCAACATACCTTTATTGTATGTATTATGCACAGTAAAGAAAGGTCATGAAATAAATGTAACTATTGCTAACGATACAAGTTCTGAACCTGTCAATCAACCTATTGAACTTCAATGGCCTATACAGGTTTGCTTTCAAATACCTATAGTCAAATGGATAAACTCATTATGTAATAATTCTATAGAAAATATTACTCAATTACCTAATGCTAGATATAGGAGTCAAAACTATGTAACTAGAATAGGTAGCTGGGACTCATATGCAGTTAAAGCTAGATATTGTGTTAATGACAATAGAAGATTACTACATCCTTACATGAGTCGTAATACAAGAAATAGAACTAAGTGGGAATATATCTGTGAAGGAGAATTGCAATCAGACATGAGAATAGCTTTGCTACAATTAGACTATACATCATTCTTTTATCATTTTAATAAATGGATGAGCACATACGTGGTAAACAAAACTGCACCAATGAATGATATTTCTATGCTATTTTATGGAAGACCTTCAAGTTTCGATGAAAGGTTGCTTACAATAGTAAGGAATCATACTTCTGCAGAATCATGTATGTATCCTGGTGATCATGAAGAGCTTGGAAGCAATATAGAGTTAGAAGATGTTTATTGCAATAAAATGAATTGTTCTCTAAAGAATAGTTGCAGCTTTTATAAAGAGAATTTTGATGAAAGTTTTCAATATAAGAGAGAAGCTGTTCTTATGGAAATATCTGAAATAGGAAATGATAAGATAGAAGATATAATGCTTAGTGATTCTGATTTTGAAGATATTTATAAATTCTTAGATAAACACAGAGAAAATTCAAGACTCATATCATACATGATATTCTTCAAAGATATGTTAAATGAAAAAGAAGAATGGATGCATGAAAATGACTGTTTACCATTTAAAGGTAATCCTGCTACAATAATTAATTCATGTAATCATTTAGAATATATGTGGAACCAACATTTTGGTAATGGTAGGTTCAAAGAACTATTAATAAATGATTTCAAGTTATATGAAGATGATTTAATAGCTACCTCAATTAGTTTTATTGAAGAAGATATGCTTTATATTGAACAAGAAGATTACACTTTATCATATAAGGATTTAAATATAGATTTTGATAAGGCTAATGAATATTTCAAATGGGTTAAACCTAAAGAAAAGAAAAAAGATTCTAATTCTTCTATCACACCTGATCTAAAGAAGTTCACTGCAGTAGGACATGGTGAAGGATGGTATGAAGATATAGATGGAGTATGGAAAAAAGTACCGTTTTAATTAATTAAACAAGGAGACAACAATGTCAACAACAACAAAAACAATTAAATACTTGAGAGGCGCACGCTTTGTAGATACAGAAGTTCAATCTGGAACTATATCTCAACTAAGAACAGAAATGGAAATACCTAATGGTGCTAGCATATCTGTTAATGGTAGAGATGTTACGGATACTTATGAGCTACAAGATGATGATCAAGTAGCTGCTGTTATCAGTAACAAAACTGGTGGCAATCAGTAATATTTAAGTTTATTAAGAGAGAGCCAATAACTGGTCCTGTAAGTCCTAAATGGCAGTCAGTCCCGTAGATACCCGACCAATACTGACAGGCAAAGGAATATGTGAGGCTCTCTTTTAATATTGGAGGAATTATGGATACAAATACAAAAAATGCTTTAAACGATATTATAGATATGTATTATGAAGAGGAGAAAAAACATTGGATTGAATTATTTCGCCCAGATGATCATATATTTATAAAATTAGATACTATGAAACATTATTTAAGGAGTAAAAAGAATGGAAATTCACATAGATAGTAAGTCCTGGAAAAAGATTATAAACTATTCTGAAGCTGCATATGATTTACACAGAGCTGAAATAGGTGGAATGGCAGTATGCATCAAAAAAGATGATGATTGGTGGATTGAAGATCCAGTAATACTTAAGCAAGTAATATCTGGAGGCAACACTGTGTTGCAAAAAGATGAATTAGCAAAATACTATACTAAAATAGCATCTAGCAAAAAGTATAAAAATGCTGAATATAGATTCTTATGGTGGCATTCTCATCATACAATGGCAGCATTCTGGTCCTCAACAGACTTAGAAGCTATTGAAGAGTTTAATGAAGGAGATTTTAGCTTTGCTTTAGTAGTAAATCTTAAAGAAGAGTATAAATTAAGAGTTTCTGTCTGGGAGCCCATTGAGGTGCACAAAGATGTTGAACTATTAATTGAGAATAATGAAAAAGAAGTCCCTAAATCAATTATTAAAGAAGTAAATGATAAGTGCTCTACACAAACTTCAAGCTATAGTAGTAAAATAAATTCATATAAGAATGGCAATCAAAGTAATTTATTTAATATTAATAATTACAAAGCAATTGACAGTATTAATGAAAATACTATTGAAAATGCTACGTTTGAAAGATACTACAAACAAACATGGGACATGCTAGACCAATTAATGGGAGAGCTTATGGGTGGAGAAGTTGATTACAATGAAGTTAACAAACAAATTCGTGTTTGCAATATGCAATTAAAAACTGCTGAAGCGGGATTTGAAATAAAAGACTTTAAAGAAGATGATACAACTATTCATTATAAAGAACCTGCTGATTTTATAGACGTAAATCAAAAGTTTGAAGATATAGAATCAGTATTAATAACTGAGCTTTCTTGGAAAAGTGGATGGTATCAATAAGGAGAAATGAATGTCAATTACTACTCGTTTTAAAGATATAGTTGAAGGATTGGACAACTATTATTTTCATATATTAGGTTGTGGAGCTATTGGCAGTTCCACAGCTATCCAATTAGCAAGAATGGGTGCAGAAAAATTCTGTTTATATGATATGGACAGAGTTAGTCTTGAGAACATAGGTGTATCACATTATATATTAAATGATGTAAACAAGCCTAAAGTAAATGCACTAAAAGATCATATCTTAAGCATTAATAGCAGCGCTACAGTTAAAAGCTTTGATGGATTATTTGAAATATTCGAATATCAAGGTGACAATGATGTTGCTATATTAGGATTTGATTCAATGCAATCAAGATTAGATGCTGTTAAAGTTTTATGCGAAAACCCTAGGATTAAACCGCTATTTATTGTAGACGGTAGAATGGGAGCAGAACAATATCAGCAGTATTTCTTTGCTAAACCAACAGTTAAAAGCTATGAGAAGAAATGGTATCCTGATAGTGAGGGAGATCCAGAACCTTGTACTAGTAAGGCTACTAGTTATTGCTCTAATATGAGTGGGAGCTTTATAGTTAATACTGTTAAGAAGTTTATAACTGGAGAAAGAGTACAGAAAGAAATTGTATTCAGTTTTCCAGCAATGTTAATGAAGAATAAATAATATTAGGGGAATAGCTACTCACCTAGCAGTTGGATCTCGCCAAAGACCCACACACTCAATATTCCCCTGATTAATTAGAGAGCAATAGGTAATTGGCGAGCTTAAGCATAGACAGGTATAACCAGGCACCTCCTGAACTATTGCTCTCATAAACTTATGACCAACACAAGGCACCGTACCGTAAAGGCGGAATAATGTCAGGTGGCAAGGTCTATGTGTTAAGTGTAACTAGATGATCACTGTGGCTGCAGATAACAGATGCTTACACTATATACAACACGGGGACGACATGAAGACCACTCTAAATAGCCTAAGAAGTAACTTATGGTTCGTCCCAAAGAATTGCTTGCATAGCAGGGGGGTGAGAGCTGGTTCCTAGGCAGGAGTGCCCCCCAAAAATTAGCACTAAGGCTAATAAAGGAAGAAAAATGAAGAAATACTACAAAGATACGAAAGCAGTAGCTTTTAGAATAGAGTTGGATACTTATAAAAAGTTATCTAAATTAGCTAATTCTCAACACAGAAGTATGACTGGACAAGTCACATGGCTGATTGAGGAAGCAGTATCTTCAAATAAATAAAATGAGTGCTTATAATGGGCAAGTGACGCCTCCACCACATGTACCCGATAACAAAAGTTTCGGGCCGTTTGACCTTCTAGCGGTGGCGTAAGGTAGCTGTTATGGACTGCCGTTCCCCCAGAGGGTATAAGCACTTATTTTCTTCCAAAAAACAGTAAATAATGTTTTGAATTTATCCGAATTTTAGTTAAATTTAATGACCATTATTTGTAACAAAAACAACCAATAAATAGGAGAAAATCATTAATGAAAGTTCTTTATTTTGATTTAGAACATGGGCATCAAACGCTCGGTTCGAAAGAAGAATGTGAAAGAATCTTTGGATTACCTGTTTTAAGCCCATCTACATGGGATCAGTTTCAAGGCATATTAAGTAATATATATACCTCTAAAACAGAAACAGTAGTTAAGAAGATAGGTTCACTTGAGATACCTGAAACTCACACAGTTGTAGTACCAAAAGATAATGTTAAAGTAGATGCTTTAGTACTTGATACATTTTCTGAATTATCTAAAAAGTTTCAAAGAAGCTTAACAGATAAATCTGGAGCAATGAAAATTCAGGGATGGGGACAATTAAAGAATAAGCTTGATTCGTGCTTAGAGTTTATTAGCAGAATCCCTGGAACTATAGTACTAACATGTCATTCTAAGACTCAAACTATGGATGATGGCTCAACAAGAATACAGCCATATATCGATGGTTCTACTAAAGATGATATTAGTAAATGGTTTGATTTTGTCTTCTATACAAAAACTATCAAAAAGAATAATATGAGAAAGTTTGTATGGGTTACTAAAAGAGATGAAATGTATGACAATGCTAAAGACAGAACAAATCTATTAGATGATATGATAGATCAAGACTTTTCTTTAGTTAAAGAAGCAGCAAAAAAGAAAGGGTTTAGCAACACTAGGATACTTATAATAGGGAGTCCAGGTAGTGGAAAAACTATGAGTTTACAAACATTAACTCAAGAGGTTTCTAAACCAAATGTTGCAACCGAAGAATATAACAAACAAATCGAAGGAGATAAATAATGTCAAGAACTATGACAATTAAGAAAGGCGGTGGAACCGACTTTTCACAAGGTTGGAAAACAGTAACGATATCTAAAGCTAGTTATGGCGACTTCAATGGAACTCAATTCCTTGATATGTGGTTTGAAGGATATCCTGACACATTTAATGCTAGAATATATGCAACTAAAGGCTCTAATGGTGAAGAATTTGCTATTGGTCAAGTATTTAGATTTGCTAATGCTGGTATTACTGGTGGATTAGAAGGTCCAGAAGGAATAGTTGTTAAGATGGATGATAATCCAGAATTACTTAAAGGCAAGCAACTTAATGCATACTTTCATCCTGATGGAAAATACACAAGAGTATTAAAGCAATTTGCTCCTACTGTATTTGCTAATGATGTAGAATCATTTCAGGAAAAAGATGTAGACTATTGGAAAAGTAGTGCTGAAAAGTACTTCAATAATTATGTTGCCAATAAGACATCATCTAATGGATTTATTTCAGACGGTCCAAATAACGCAACAGAAGAAGCAGCTGAAATATTCTAACAACTAACCAATAGGGAGAAAAAATGATAAAAGAACTTGCATTTGGAGTATCTAATAGACATCACTTCCAAAATTCTGATAAAGCAGTTGACTGGATGGGTTCAGATAGAGATACTTTTATTTCTCTTTATGATTATGATGATTATGTAATAGAGTATTACACTAAGCACAAATCTTTATCAGGGTTTGATGGGCTTATATATATGCCTGATGAATTTATCCTTGATATAGACGGTTCAACAGCAAGTCAAGCTAAAGAGAAAACAAAAGCATTGTTAATCATATTAGATGACTTGCTAATTCCGTACAGAATATACTTTAGTGGAAGAGGATTCCATGTAGGTATACCTGGTACAGCATTCAGATGGAAACCTGATAAGAATCTACACTTAAATGTAAAAGAAGCTTTAACTAAAGCAGGTATATTTGAGTATGCAGATCCTTCAGTTACAGATAAATCGCGCATTGTTAGGCTATTAAATACAAAAAATAGTAGGTCTGGACTATGGAAAGTTTGGATACAAAACATCAATGATATTGTCGATAACAATACGCTTATTAGCATTGCATCTGATCCATCTGAGATTCCTGAAGAACCATTTGAATGCGAACCCGTGTTTAATGTTATTAAAGCTGTTAAAAAGGAAAAAACAGTAGTAATACCCAAAGATACAAAACATCACACATGTATTCAAAAGATGATGGAAGGAGCTCCTAAAGGAAAAAGACATATGGTTGCCTTAAGAATAGGTTCATATCTTAGATGGAGATTTCCTGAATATGTAGTTAAAATGATAATGGATGCATGGAGAAAGAGAGTTAGTACAGAAGATAGCCCTTTCAAAGAAAAAGAAATGGATAAGATAATAGAAGGATGTTATACTGGTCATGCTGGAGAAGGTTACAGATATGGCTGGGATGACCCTATAGTTAGATTCTATTGCGATTCATCATGTAAGCTTCACGGAGGGAGAAGAACATTAGTCCCAGAAGCTATAATGAGTGCAGAAACAATGGAAAAAGAACTTATCGATTTCTATAAAGCAGATATAGAACCATTAAATCTTGGAGGCTTATATGGTCAAGATTTCCCAATCTATCCAGGAGAAGTTGTTATACTACAAGCACCACCTGCTAGTATGAAAACTATGCTTCTTCAGAATTGGATGAATGCATTTAAGCGTCCAACTTATTTTCTTGAAATGGAAATGAGTCCAAGACAGATATGGTCTAGGTTTGTTATGATTGAAAACAATTGGGATGAAAAAGAGCTTGTTAATCACTATAAACAAATGCGTAATGGCATGGAAGAAAAGTTTAAATGGTTAACAGTAGATTATTCAGCCCCTTATGTTTCCGAGCTAGAAAAAAGAATAGCTATGTTAGAAGTTAAGCCTGAGATTGTTGTAGTGGATCATATGGGTCTCTTTAAATCAAAACAAAGAGATAATAATATGAAAGTTGAAGAAGTATCTCAACAATTAATGGAACTTGCAGTTAAACATAAACTAATATTGTTTGCTGTAAGTGAAATTACTAAACAAGCTTTTCATGAAGGTATGAATATGGCTTCTTCTAGAGGTTCATTTAGAATAGCATATAATGCAAACAAACTATTATCTTTAGCACCTTATAAGAATAAAGAGACTGGATTGATTGAAATGATTCATCTTAAAAGTGATAAGAATAGAGAGAAAGAGCATTTAAATGTTAAGCTAAATGTTAATAATGTTAAAATAACCAAGGAGATGTAATGCAAAAAACGCATTTTGATGAGTTCTTTGACTACATGGTTAATGAGATTAAACAAACTAGAGACGAAGGTCAAAAAGAGTATGCCAAAGCAAGTGATGTTTTTGATGATTTTGTTCAAACAGCAGAGCTTACTGGTACTACTCCTGGAATGGTTCTCTATACCTTTTTAAACAAACATATAAGAGGTATAGGGTCATTCATAAGAGGACATGAATCTCAGAGAGAGCATGTTAGCGGAAGAATAAAAGACTCTATAGTTTATTTAATGTTATTATGGGCTATGATAGAAGAAGACAACATGGAATATAATGAAGAAACAACTAAGGTGACTAATAGATATTGGACATCTACAAACACTAAGGAGTACAAAGATGGGATTTAAAAGAGTAGCAAACTTTTTCTTAAATAAAGAAGAAGATACAAGTGGAAATAAGCCTCAATACAGAGGTAAGATAAAACTAGATAAAGATGTTATGAAAGGTGAAGAAATATTAATATCTGGTTGGATTAAAGACGGGAATATTTCATGCGCTGTATCTCTTAAAGAAGAGGATTAGTGGGTGCAATAAAAAGCTACTTACATGAATGGTTAGAAAATTGGGGGCATAACTTAGGCTATAGCATGAGTAATGCTCCTGATTTTAGCGATTTAGATAAAGTAGCTGAAGATCAAATTAAAGCAGAAACATACTGGGAGAACAAGTAATGTACTATAATACAAATGACGAAAAAGGATCTAACTTGTCAGAAAGTAGGGAAAAAGCAATAAATCAAAACGTATTAGTTTTAAATGTATTTAAACTATTTCCTAACGATAATCTTAGTCCAAACGAAGTAGCCAAGTATATTGTTAACACTTTTAATAGAGAGTTTCCAATAACAAGCATCAGAAGAGCTATTACCGATTTAACCTCTGAGGGTAATCTTGAAAAAACAGATGAAAAGAAGATGGGAAATTGGGGAAAACGAGTTCATACTTGGAAATTAAAAAATAAATAAGTAATATAGGGGTATTCTTATAGCATTATTGGTAAGATAATGAAGAATAATCGTCGAAAAGAAACCATAAGGGTATCCCTATACTATGAAATTAGATTTTAGTGTTAAAGTTAGAAAAGCTGCAAAAGAGGCCTCTGATAATGGAAGGTGTTGGTGGGTAGAAAGCCACATATTAAATTCCTATTTATGGAGAGGTCCAATTAAAGATTTGGTTAAAGATAGAAAAATCAGGGAGCATAAAAATGAGCAAACAGCCGAACAAAAAGAAAGTAACTTACAACCAGTTGATGAGTTATGTGAACTTTCTTGAATCAAAAGTAAATTACAATATAAATGTAATGAGTAAAACATTAGACTCTTATATTAGATTTAAAAAAGATGATAAAGAGTTTATGAATTACTTAAAAGAAACAATAGGAAATGAACAAAAGGAGCAAAACAATGAAGAAAAAATCAGTAAAAAAGAAATCAACAAACCCACTAAAGACAACAGCAAAACAGTGGACTAGTTTTATGAAAGCTAAGCTTGACAAGTACGTTTGGGGTAAATAATGGGGAACGCTTCTTCATCTAAAGCAAAAGGAAGAAGATTGCAAAACTTTGTAAGGGATAAGTTAAGAGAATACTTTATTGATAAATGGACATTACTTCCAAAGTTAGAACCTGATGATATAAAGTCTCAAACTATGGGAATGACAGGAGAAGATATAGTTCTATCTCCTGCTGCCCGTAAAATTATACCTTATAGCTTTGAGTGCAAAAATGTTGAAAGACTGAATATATGGAGCGCATTAGAGCAAGCTGAAAGCAATTGCGGTAAACGTACACCTGTAACAATAATCAAAAGAAACCATACTAAAACATACGCTGTTATAGAGTTTGATAGATGGTTAGAATTAATCAAGGAGAAAAAATGAATAAAGTGCTAATAATAAGCTTATTTTGCTTAGGATTTGGGCAGATGACAGAAATGACTACAACATATGGAGATACTACTAAGGTAGCAACTTTCTATAAGAATGGATCTGTTAAAGCAGAGGGTTTAAAAATTAGAAAAATCAAAGAGGGAAATTGGAAATACTATGATAAAAATGGCTTTATTATTAAAATGGAGCTATATAAAACAGGTAGAGTAGTACATACTCTTGATTTGGGAGAATAATAATGCTAGAATTACTAACAACCGAATTGACGGCAATACTAAAAACAGTTAAATTAATAGAAGCATCTGAAAAGACATTGCCACATGAAGACAAGTTAAGAAACTTAATAGGGTTTTTAAGTAACCTTGAAACTAGCGTTAATGGACAAATTGAAATGCTTCAAGAAGAATTATCTAATTTTACTACAGATAAATCAAAAAACTAAATGTTATACATACTAGAAGGGGCCTGCTTTGCGGGCTTCTTCTTTCCCTTCTTAGGAAAGTTCTGAATATAATCAAGCGATGCTAATACAGCTGAGTTATCTGTGGCGTCAGAAACAGTATCAATAAGGAATTTCTTTTTACCTCTTGCTTCTTTTGTAGGATATAAACCAAATTCATGTTGCATTGCTCGACCCATGTGCCCGTTTAAGGCCATTGGAAGAGTGTTTCCAAAAAATCTTGTTCCTGCTGTTGATAGAATACTAGAAATTTCATATAAGTCTCTATCACCATCAAACAATGCTGCCTCTTCATAGCCTGCTGCAAATCTAGCAAAATCACTACTATTTTGATCTATAACTCCAGTTAAATTAGCAATTCTTAATGAATCTGATACCATTGGACCACCCAAACCTGCAATACCTGTAAGTCCTCTATTATGAGTAGCTGCAGCTATTTCTTCTGTAGTCCCAGTTAAAACAGTTGCAATTTGACTTAATCTTTGCTGAGTATCGTGCTGCAATAATTTTGAAAAACCTATACCTGTTAATGACTCTGCAGCTTGAACTCCTATAAAATAAATCATAGCCATTCTATAAGCTCTCCAGGCATTCTGTCCTTGTAATGCTTGACCCTCTAACCAATCATTTTTCATTCCTTTAAGTGTTTTCATGTTATACTCAAAAAACTTTACACCATAATGCTGGAACTGAAAAAGAACTTTACCTAAAGGAGATCTCATTGCTTGAGACTTAGATACGTCACTATAATCAAAATGAAGCATAGTAACCATATTGGTAGCAAAGCGATCAGCCCTGCTTCTAACTGAGGCACTAAATTGATCTGCACTTTTTCCAGTAGATAACCTAAAAGCGTGATTATTCTGTAACTTCTGATGCATAATAGCATAAGCTGTTTTATAGGTTCTTTTCCTATTATAGTTTTCTACTTTCTGCATTATAGATCCAGGAGAAAGATATTCACCTAAACCAGACTGAGACATCTCTCTAAATGCTTTTTCGCCTTTCTCAAGTATTCCAGGAGCTTTAAATCTAACATTGCCCTCTGAATCAACCTCTATAACTTTATGAGCAGCACCTTTTAAACCAACTGCCTCTTGTAATTCTGGAGCTAAGTCTAAAAACAATAGTCCTTTATTTCTTAAATGATTATCAATTTCTTCTCCAAGAGCATTTTCTCTAATATAATCGTTAGCTCTTTTATTTGCAGTAAATCCAAAATGTTGCCAATTCAAAACACTTTGAGTTGCATTTCTTAAACCAGATCTCATATTCCAACCTAGCTTAGATACGAATTGTGCACCAAGCATAAACTTTAATCCTGCGTCTATTTCTGGATTTTTAATATTTGCATGACCTGTTTGAGCAGCATGTAATTGAACAATGAAATCATGCATAGTTTTAGCAAATCCATGCATTTCTCCATCACCTTTATTCCAAACTTTAGCAACTTCTAATATAGCATTCTTACTTGCAGTATTAGAGTTTGAGATATAGTTAAATCTATTAATTTCATCTATATAGTTTTTAGTAACTGTTAAATAGTTTTTAGAGTAATCTAAATCGCTACCAGGCTGTCTAGCTCTTTCATAACCTGTTAAATAGGTGTCAAGACCTTTTAAGGCATCATTAACTGACTGGTCATTATTGCCTACTAACTTAAGAGATGTTGCTTGACTAACTTGCTCAATGTGAGGCATAATACCTTCCATAAAGCCTGCATTTTGATCTATTATTTGATGATGGTAATAACCTACTCTGTATTCAGGCATTATTCTTTCTTTTAATTTGTCTACAATGCCTTCAATAGCAGTTGAATCAACGCTTTCTTCAAGACTCATACGTACGCCTTCAATCCATTTTACAAGGCCTTGTTCTTGAGTTTTAAACATACCATCCATTAAGGTAAAATGATTTTGAACAGCACTAACCATATTTCCTGAAATAACTTTTCCGTCTACATCTTTAAAGCTAGAGATAGAATTTATAATATTTTTCTGCCTAGAGGAAAGAGAAGGCATCACTTTTTTTTGCTCACTCTTAGTCATAGCTCTAAAAATAGTTAAATCTATTTTTTGTTTCTCTAAATGTTTATTAATAAAGTCCGTATCTGCTTTAACAACATTCTCTTCAATATGATAAACTAAGTCTTTAAATACCTTTCCTTCAGCTCTATTGTAAAAATCAGACTCAGCCTTTACTGCAGCATTCCAGACTTTTAAAGCGTCTTTATATTCATTGGTATTTGGAGGACTATCTTTTAAAACAGCTAATGCTTTAACTTTATCAGACTCTAACTTATCTGCCTTAGCTTTAGGATTTTTAAACTTCTTCCATTTAAAATTTCTTTCAATAGACTCTCTCTTAAGGTTCGAGACAATTCCTCTAAATAATTGATTAGATTCATGCTGCCTTCCTTTCATTTCATAATTAACTTTAATATATTCTTCTACTAATCCTTTAACTGTAGGCATCCTGTCTGCCAAAGCGCTTGTTGCGTAAAACTTACTCCAAAAACTAGGAGCTATCTTACCCCCTTTATTAATATATTTTTTTATATCCTGTATCCTATTTCCTACAGCTCTTAACTCACCTGGAGAAGGAGGGAAAAACTCACTATCTTCTAATTTTACACCTGTTTCATTTTCAAATATTTGCCTAAATGCAGTAGCAGTGTCCCCCAAGTTTTCTTTAAAAACACTACTATCTCTCATGCCTTCATAAAGGGAGGTAATCTTAGACTTGACTTGATTTCCAATTAAATCACAACCTGGCTGTACTCTTCTCATTATTGCGCTCTGCCTCCACATTTTCCGTAGAGATATTCCTCTACTTTGTTTTCATAAGGTTTAGAAGTCATTTCAGTTGCTTGCCCAGCCAACATTTCTTTTTGAGTTTTAAAATATCTATTTAAAGCATTAAATGGATTTAAAGTTACTCCTGCTCCTTGATGATCGTCTCCACCCATTAACAAATATAGCTCATTATCTTTTAAATTCCTATTAAGGGTCTTTACATCTCCTTCTTTGCCTTGAAATGCAAATTGATTCCTTACAAAATCATACATATCGGTCTGCATTTTTTCCATCATTAATAGATAACTAGCAGGATCTATCATGTCTTGACTCATAGTCATTTCATGAAGTTTGGATAAATCTCCTAAAAATGTATCAAATTCACCTTCTCTGCCAGCCATTCTATAAAATTCTCTAAAAAGAGAGATAGTATGGTCATAATGCAAGCCACCAGAAAAAGGGCTCATATCGTTTTTATTTCTACCAAAACTAACACTACTATAATTATCTAATTGAGTAATTGCAGTATCTCCAAACTTAGGGATCCTTATCTGTTCTTTTAGAAGCCAATCTTTATCTGGAATTAAATTAGTCTTTTTTGAAAAAAGATTCATATACATTCCATGACGTTGTGCTACTATACCTAAAATCTTTTGATAATAAACATCTCCTTCATTTGCTTTATTACCTAAAAACTGCATCATCCTTTTAAATCTATTTTTAGAGCTTTTAGCAGCATATGGAATAGGCTTATTATTAAATACTCCAACACCTGTTCCTTCTGCAGGCTTTGCATATCTCCACAAGAACATGATACCATGCTTTTCAACCATTTTGTCTAAGTTTTCCATCATAAGCTGCTCTATAGTATCAGGATTAGGTCTATCTTGAAATTTTGCAGATTGCTCTTTAGTGAGGAGAGTGGTATGTTTAAAAGGCATTGAGTTTTTCAAGGCATCAAGCTCATCTCCCCAGAATCTAGCATCCATGGTCATCATATTAGACATATCTTTGTCAAATTCTTTACTTGAACCTTTAAACATGCTAGTAACAGGAGAAAGAGTATACATTTGAGCTGTTCCTTGAATCATATCAGAATCTTTGTCAATAGACCTTAGTTGTAATGTCTCAGGCAAATCTTTAACTTGTTCAGTTGTAAGATAGTCTTTAAATGCTTCTTTTCCATGCAATTTGCTTAAAATAGTCTCGTGCTTAGCTATTGCTTCTTTTAAGCCTTCTCGTTGTTTCGCTGTTTTAACCCTATATAATTGACTTTTAAAATACAAAATAGCTTTTCTAGCGTCTTTAGAAGTTTTCATAATTCCTGCAACATTTTGCATTAATAGGTCAGCCGTACCTTCGTCATCTAAGAAATTGTAGAAAGCTTTTTCCATAGCGAGAAATTGATCTCCCTCAAGCAATACTCTATTATCTTTCCTAAACTCATCCTTAGCCTCTATAGTATGTAATCCCCTTTCAAGAGGACTACCAGCTTCACCTTTAGCAATATTTTTATAATAATTAATTAGAGAAGGATTATAGAATCTCGCCTTTTGCCCCATATAATAATATTTTTGTTTTCTCCAATTACCTTTCTCATCCTTTCCTTTACTATAATCTATGTAGCTACCTTCAGTAGAGTCAAATAACTCATTTGTAGCAACAATGGTATCTTTGTTTAATCTTTTTTTCCATTTAGTTCTTCGATATAAACTCTTATTAATATCAGAAGCATGGTCAAAGTAACTTTTTGATATATCTATCATATCTTTGTATTTAGGGCTTCTAGGAGTACCATTATCATAAATTTCTGTACCTAAACTTAAAATCTTGCCGTGATGGTCTATTAAATTCATTATTCCTTCTTTAGCATATATACTTAAATCATCTTCAGTAGGAACCCATTCTTTTAAACTAGAATCATATTTAAGTTCTTCAAAAAGCCTTATTCTTTCACCAGGTATTTTTCCAGAAGCTATATCCGCCTTATGTTTTTCCATAGCATTAGGATCATCGGGACTAACAGATCTCATATATGAAGGAAAAAGATATGATTCTGCCCAATCTTCTAGTTTTGTAAATAGACTAGGGTTTGCCTTAGCATCAATCATGGCTTGTGTTTCAAAAGCTCTTCTGTGAGATTCCAAGGTATTGTCATGATTCATAACTACTCTTTTTAGCTGACCACTTTGAGGGTCTCTGTATTCAGCTATAATGCCCCCTTTAACCTCTCTTACAGCAGCACTTAAGTGTCCTAAGTTACGAGACAACTTTTGAACCGTTCCTATAGCTCCAGAATATGCTGCGCTCCTACCTACATGATTTTGCCATTGATCATTATTAGTTTGAGCGTCTGCAAGATTAGCTGCACCTAATTGAATATTAGATCTCATAGGAGCTTGTGAATCAGGATTAGCACCCCATACCCATCTATTTTTAGCCTTTTCTACATGTCCCCAGAAAGCATCTGTTCCCTGGAAAAAGAAATCTGCTTTATCTACATCATAATCTCCCTCAAATACAGTTAAAACATCATGATCGTTAATAATCATCGAATTTCCATATTCTTCATCTAAAAACCCTTTAACGCCTAAGAATGTTAAATCATTTGTTCTTGTTCTAGGAAATCTAGTACTAGCTATTGCTATCTGTAGATCTGGTATTTGCGATACAACCATATCATGGAACTGCCCTAAAGTCTCGATATCAGTATCCTTACCTGTAAGAATATTTTCCACTCTCTTATAATTTCTAGACTCCTTCTGACCTGATTTTTCTAAATAGTCTAGTAATTCTTTTTTAGTCCAAACTTCATCTGCATCCCTTTCTTTGGTTCTTCTTATAAATCTAAGAGAAAAATCATGCTTTTGAGTTCCTTTAGTATCAAGAATTTCTCTTAAAGGAATATCTGCAGTAGAATTAGATAGCACAGTTTCTCCGTATTGAATAACTTTTGCATCTTCTCCTTCACCTTCAATTATAGTGCCTTTTAAGGCTCTGTATCGAGGGTCCATACTTTGAATTAATACAGATTTTCCTCCAAACTGAACTTCTTCACTTCCTTGCCTTACAACAGCTGAAGGATTTAATATTTTATCTAGCATCTTTCTCTTAAAGACATTCATAATCATATTTTCACCAAAAGCCATTGGATTTGCAAATTTAGAAGAAGCTAAAAAAGTTCCAAAAGATGCAAGCTGAGCTCCAGCTCCACCTCCCTCAGCCATTTCAGCTAAAATGTAGTCATCACTTAAACCGTTAGCATCTAACATAAATTCTCTAAGCATAACAGGATTGTCTAAGTACTCATCCATCATTTGATTAGCTTTATCAACATTATTCTGATAATAAGCTTCGTAAATAGGTTTCCATTCTATATCATTCATATAGGATGTTAATTGTTGTCCAAATTTTGCAGCAGCCTGAACTTTAGGGGCTTGAATAATGCCTAAGGAATTTAAATCATAGTCTACAATATTTTTATCTAAGTAATTGTGCTTATTGTTTATTCCAGGAGTTTCGCCTGTTAGGTCGTTTACAGACATTTTAATTTGATCTCCACCACCAAGCTTTGCACCTGTACCCATAAGCAAGACATCTAGTCTATCATTTTTATCGATAACATTTTTAGCCATATATGGGTCATATATAAATACTGTTTTTCCATAAAGCATAGCATTGGGATCATTAGAGCTTATTATAGGCTTAAATATGGAATGAATACCTTTTGCAAGCATACCTGTACCTGCGGATAAAGCTCTTGCTTTTCTAGTACCTATAAATGCTATAGAGTCAAAGCCAGAAACATCATCTCTCCCAGCTTGAGAATCTTCCCAAGTAGGTTTGTTAGGGCTATCTCCATAGAGTTGATCCATTAATTTTTCATACTTTAATTTAATAGAAGTGTCCGAATTAGTAATTGGGTCGTCATCATAAACAGCAACACCATACTTGCCTCTTTTAGCATAATGGTTTAATGCCTGTCTAGTTTCAAGTCGATCATTGCCTATACGTATATAATTACCTTTAAGCGAAAGTTCCCAAAAAGCCCTAGAAGTCATTTTATAGAGATCCTTGCTCATTCTTTTAGCAGATGGGGTATAGGCCAACCCAAATCTTTTAGCAACCTTATCAAGCGTATTTCCAGCCGTATCTAAGCCTGTGCTAAAAAGAGAGGCAAATTCTTTAGGTCCAACCATTTTAAGATAAAGTAAATCTCTTATAGCTTGAGAATGCATTGGGTTCCATTGCTTATTAATACTTTGTCCAGTAGTTACGTCTGTGTCAAAAGTACTTAACATATTTTTAAGCTTTATTTTCCCATCAGCAGTCAATAAGTTTTCATATTTTCCACCCCTGTCAAAATCTTTCATAACATTTATAAACTCTGCTTCAATCTTGGCAAAATCCTTTCTAAATATACCAAGCATAGGAATCTTTTCTCCTATAACAATAGTTTCTATCCCTTGCTTAGTCCCTGAAGCATCTAATGAAGACCTTTTTATAACTAAATTTTTATCCTTTCTATCTACTGATACGATATCCTCTACTCCCAGCAAAGATTCTTTAAGATGTCTATAACCCTTAGCTTTTTTCCCTCCTGGATCTCTTTTAATATCTGTATTGGTAACGGTAGTTACATCTACTATGTGAAGATTTCCTTCATCATCTCTGTATCGAATAGTTGGGTCTATAAAAAAGCTATCTATACCCTCTCCTGCAATATTTTGACTTAAGTAATCGGTTATAGGGTTTTTTTGAATAGTTTGAACACTATGCCTAAAATCTCCTCCAGAAAAATCAATATGATTCATTTTATCACTATTTATTCTACTGTGAATAAGGCTAACTGTTTCCATTATCATTAAATCATATTGTTCGTTAGAAAGCATTGGTAATTTTGCGTTAACATCAAAAATAAGCTCTTCTTTGTCAATATGGGTCATAGACCTTATAATATCTAAGACTGAATCTATGTTATCGTCCTTAGACAAAGCGTTAAAAATTATTTCATTTTGATCTTTAACATCAGAAGCACTTCCTCCAAAATATTTTTGAAAAAATTCTGCTTGAGTTAATCCCTTTTCACCTATAGATGAGGCAAACATATTTTCAGACTTATGATGATATCTTGCAGCATAGTCACTCATTCTAGATTCTACTACATCGATACTAGTTCCATATCCTTTCATGAACTTAATCATCTTATCCTTACCTTCATCTGTAAGAGTTTTAAACCATTCTTGTTCATCAACTTTATAAGCAGGAGTACCCATTGAAGGATCTATTTTTATAATACCTGTAGATTTCATCATAGCTATTAGCTTACCTGCATTACCTGGATTAAGGTCTATAAACTCTTTAGCTGCATATTTTAAAGGTTCAAATCCCTCTATAGCATCAAAGAATGATTTTAGAAATATTGAAGGCTGATCATACTGATCAAAAAACTGATTTTCTCTAATCATCAAATCTTGAATTTTTATTAATTGATTAGGATTAGTAATTGGTTTTTCACCAATTATTTGAAATAATCTACCACCATCAGGAGATTCTGAGTCTTTAGATATCTGGTCTATCTTTCTGTTGTATTGATTGACAATAGCAATATCATCAGCATCTTTACTGGTCGTTACTAATTTTTTCCCCTCAAATCCACCAAGTCTACCTTCGCCAGGAGAATTGTAAATCATTAAGTCTGGCATAGACTCTTCAATCATACCTGCATTAAGAAAAGAAACCTGCTCAGTTACTAATTTGGTATTTGCAACTTTTTTTGCAATTATATTAGACGATACCATTTGGGCGATATTTGTAAAAACTTGAGGCTGAATCCCTCTTTGATTTAACTCGTAATACAAAGAACCTTTTGAATTACCCATCAATATTCTATAGTCTATTTTTCCTATAGGTTTGTCTACACCCTTATATTGTCTTATTGCTCCCAACAGACCATAAGCGGCTCTAACTAGCTTAACTGCCTCCATTTTAGCAACATGGTCATTGATAGGTGCTTCAATTATTGCTTCTTCTAATTCACCCAACCTATTAGGAAGCTTAATATCACCATCATCGTCCCTGACAAGTATACCTGCATTTATTAAACTTTTTCTCAAGCCCTCATGAGTTATTTCATCTTTATTAAAAGCAAGCTCAACCTTTTGAGCTCCCCTTTTAGTAGTATTCATATCCATCAATGAAACTATATCTTGATTTACATTTGACAGATCTATTTTTACACTACCTCCTAAGTCTGCAGTAAGTTGGTCTTCAGCAGCCTTAATAGTACTGTATATATGTCTAACTTTATCAGCAGCAATATCAATATTTTGCTCATCATGATCTTTGCCACCGAGCTCTCTATTATTTGTTTGAGTGTTTAAATTCTTTCCAGCCCTACCTACTCTTTGATTAATGGCTATAAGCTTATTTATTTTGTTCATTTCGGATACAAGTATCTCAGGTCTTAAATCAGGATCATTTACCCAATCTCCATCTGGGTCATCCCTAAACAAAAAGTCTAACTTTCCATCAAGCCCTTTTCTGGCTTCGTCTTTTAATGCATCCCCTACATAAACATTTTCCCATAAATTACCCATATTGTAACCAGAATCAGTATCAAAATTTAATCCTCTATCGGTTAACACTTGTCTTAAAGCATTGTCAAAAACAGAAGACATATGGCCAATACCATCTTCAACAGCTGTATTCCAAACCATATCCCAGTCTTGAGGATGTGTCATTTTAGCTCCACCAAGCTCATCCCATTCGGTTAGCTTTATTCTAGATTCTAGATTCTTGGCTGCGCTTGCAGGGATATCATGTAAAGATACTCTGTATGTATCAATACCTGGATTAGAAACCTCTAAATAGAATTTATGAAATAGTCCAAGATTTCCTTCAGCTATTTCATCATAAGCTGACCTTTCTCCTTTAGGAAGAACTCCGTCTGTTGCATCGCTATTTTTAGTAAGAACCCCTAGTTGCAATGCTTGTGATTTTATTTCACCCAAGCCACCACTAGTATTAAAAGGGTCTAAGCTACTAGTACCATATCTCTTAAATATAGGTATATTAAACTTATCACTGTGAACATCCACCCCTAAAGTAGCTATACCTCTTCTAAGCTTAGCCATTTTAGCACCTTGCATGTCCCAGTTTGCTCCATATCCTTTTCTCATTATAAATCCACCCATAAGAATATGAGTAAATGTAGTTTGCCAGTCCAAATCTTCTTCACCTAATGCCATCATAGCAGCATTAGGGGCACCCATTATTAAACCTCCAGAAATCATTCTAGGAAAAACTTTCTTTAAATTATCCCATTCTTCAGTAAAAGCCATTTTAACTAAATCTTTACCATGTTTTTTACGTTCTTTGTTTAATGCTTTTCTCAATATTGTTGCCTGAGTATCTTCAGACATAGCTTTTTTAGTACTTAAATCAATTGATAGTGAACCTTTAGGCTCTGAAAAATCAACAATATATTTCTCCCCTCTATGCTCTATTGTTGTTGTTGGCTTTGGTGCATCTTTATATTTTCTTCCAGCTAAATCATAAAGCATATCGTCACCATGCCATTTAGAATAATCTCGTAACTTAGAAAGTTCCATATTTTTATAGATATTAGTACTGAACAATGCTCTCATACCATCACCAAGAGTTTTCTTAAAGCTTGCATTTTTACCACCTAAATTCCACATCCCTAAAGGACCTAAAGCAGAACCCATTGCAAATCCAAAAATAGGGACTGTCCAGTCATATTGTCTATCTTCAGCTTGAGAACGAGGGTATTCCATGACTGCATCAATAGTCCCCCAAACAAGAGCTTCATTAATCATTTCTCCAAGAATAGCTCCTTTTTTTCCTCCCTTATATTTTATTTGCATAAGGCTAGCAAAATCATGTGCTGATTGCTTGGTTAAATTATCATTAAATATTTTAAACAAAGCTTCACCCTCATCATAAGTGACTTCTTTTCTAGCAACTCGCTTATCTACAAGTTTTCTCATAGTATCAGAAGCTTTTGTAGTAAAGTTTTTTCCAAAACTGTTAGACCATTGAGCTCGTTTATTAATTTGATAATAAGCATTACCTGCTTCTTTAATAGTTTGTCCTACGGCTGCAGATGCTCCAGGAAGGTCTCCTACTGCTTTTACAGCTGCGTTTCTAGTTCTATTAACTAGTTGACTTGTAGTTTCTTCTCTTAAAACTTTATTAATAACTTTTCCGCCAACAACTTCAACGGCTTTTTTACCTAGTTTTAAAGGTGCTCCAACTGCAAATCCTCCAAATCTTCCTAATGTCTCTAGAGCCCTCTCCGTACCTGTTTGGTCTTCCCATTTCTCAAATTCAACACCGAAGCCTTTGGTAGCTATCCATTCAGGAACACCAAATAAAGCCTCATCTCCAAAACTCCAAACAGCATTACCTACTGTACTCCACCAATTCTGATCTTTGTATTTCTTAGGTTTAAGAGCATCTTCTTCTCTTTGAAGAAAGCTTTGAGCTATAGAAGATGTCATATTAGGGGAAGGACTTGTTTTTGGAGCAAGTTCCTGTGAGTCTTCAACAGTACCGATTGTAGAAGTATCTTCATCCTTAGATAAATTCATAGCATCATAAAAAGAAACCCCTTGATTAGAAGATTCTATTAAATCTAAATAACTTTGTACAGCATCCTTAGCCATCTATCTCCTCTTTTGCTTTACCTTTAATCCCCAAGTCCTCTTTTGATATCTTCAACTAATTCATTTAAACTATTTGTTTTATATAAATCGTTAAGACCTTCAAAGTCTCCCATATCATACATAGCCTCAACTTTGCTTCTAGCGACACCCAATTTTATTAGAGCATTTGCATAATTAGCTGCCTCGCCCTCGCCCTCAGACATACGCACTAAGTCTTCCCAAGCATAGTTTCCAGCCCAACCTGCATCTTCACCAACTCCTTCTCTTCTGCCAGGCCTATCGTAAGGTCCAGCTCCAGGGCGTCTTTCATTAAATAAGGCACCTAAACTTAAAGAACCCATAACATCAGATGATGTTGATGCTGGATTTCTTTCACCGCCTCGTTCCAAGAGATCAGAGGGGCCTCCAGTGTATATCGGACTAGCGCCAATATATTCTCTATTTTGAGCGTCATACTTAGGGACAAGAGATGTGGGACCTAATTCATGACTACTAACATATCCTCCAGCCATATTATAAGGCCCTGCACCTGTAGCCTTCATTTCCAATCCTTCACTACCAAAATAGGTTACATACCATGAGTTAGTTTCATCGTTAAACATGTCTGGATGTATTCTTGAATGCCCTAATATATGTGGAATTTGAAGCTGAGATGTTTGCATTGTATCGTCCCATGGAGCACCTGAAACTGTTCCTGTAGTTTCTTGAGCCCATTCTCCTGGTACACCAACAATTCCTCCTCCATGCCTATACACCATTCCCTCACCTCTTTGGGCTCCTGCTCTAATATTTTTAAGCATTAAATCTGGGTAATCTGTCCAATCAAAATCTGTTTTTTGATCTAATCCAGTAAAAGAGTTCATTAAAATATCGTGTTCTTCAGACAGAGCTAGATATTCTTCTTTAAATGCAGGGTGAGCTCTAAAAAAATTATCTCCTCCAACGGTTTCCCATTTTATTCCATCTGACGCATCAGGATTTCTCCAGTCTGCACCTTGACCTACTCCTTCAACTCCTTGAGACATAGAGTTTGCTCTATTCGCAAAATCTTGCCATTTTGTATACCAGTTTTCTAGCTCAGGAAGTAAGTCTTGTCTTCTTTTATGAGTTCTTTGAACTTCTACAATAGCTTGCGTATACTCCTTTACTCCTTTTATAACTTGGTCAGAGGACCATCCTGGCTCTATCCTGTTTTCTAAAATAAGGTCTTTGTATTCATCGTCAATCTCTATCTTCCAATTTTCATATTCAGCCCAATTATCGGAGCCTATTGATTCTTTTATTTCGCTTAATGTAACTTTAGCAGAGTTAGAAGTTTCTGAAAATCCTTTATCTGCCTCTGCATGCAATAATGATTCTTTCCACTGAGATGTAGTATCTTTGTTAAACATTCTATCTATTAAATCGCTTTTATAAGATATTACTGCTTCTTCTGTAGTTCCTGAGGCTAGAACTTCTGGGGTACCTATCATATATGTTGAAGGGATACCTGCGCCAACAAGTTCATCAGTTTTTGAGTCTATATCAATGCCTGATAAGTCTGTTTTAGATACACTTATAGCAGAGTTATTTTTAATGTTTTTAAGCCCTCTTCTTAGATCGCCACCATTACCCTCAAAAACAGATAAATCTACCCTTGTATCGCCTATTCCTGACCTTATAATAGCATCGTGAGCGGACTGATACATAGCGTATGTTGCAAATTGGTCCTTACTTGTTATCATAGTCTCATAAAGTTCTGGAGATTCTTTTTTAAATGTTTCTAAAAACTTATCCCTTTGCTCTTCTGGAACATCATTATAAGCTTTAGTAAATGCTCGAACTGGATCTCCAGAATTTATTATACCATAAGCTATCTTATACTGGCCCTCAAACTCATCTCTATCTAGTTTATTCCCATCTCTGTCGAACCATTGAGTCTTGCCTTCGTCATCTATACTGTTAAAAAGCATAGACCCTAAGCGTGCACCTTCAGGATTTTTTAGACCAGTTCTAACAGAATTTAAACTAGTAGCAACATTTTGTATATAATTCTGCTCTCCTAATGCACTAATTGTAGCCCCAGCTAGTGTAATTTTATCAGCCCTATACTTCATAACAGAATCTTTATCTTTGAACTGCTTATTCTCTAATATTCCTTGAGAAATAATATCCCATCTCCTACCAATAATACTTCTTATTTTAGGCCCCATAAACTCATCTGAATAACCTGCTCTAATTTCTGCTATCATTTCTTCTTCTTGACCACCAATATGAAGCTCGTCGTCAGAATCGTCAAATATACCATAATACATTAAACCTTTAATATCATGATCTGTTAATTCGTCATTAGTACCATTAATTATAGCTCTAATAGCATCCGTATCGGCATCTAAGTCTTCTTTTGTTAGCTGCTCAGGAGTATTATCTACTCCTACAATTTCTCCACTAGGGAGTTTTTTCGTATCTAACCACCAAGAATGAGTATTTAGCTTAGCATTATTTGTTCCTACCTCTTTATATTTTTTAGTATATTGAATTTTATTATCAGTAACTTTCCAATCAATAGACCCATCATCTTTATACACAATATCTTTAGCATCTGCATTTTCTCTTTGTTTCCATTTAAAATCAATTTCACGAGTATCTTCTGCTAGTTTCTTAGACCTTCGGTAATTATACTCTTGGTCTAAAATATTTGTTGCTACTTTTTGTAAAGTATTTAAAGAATCTGCTAAAGGGGTGCTCATTTTTATTGACATCTATTCTACCTTTTCCATGTTAACTGGGAGCTGGGAATAATCTACTATCATATAGCCATCGTCATCAAAACGTACAGCATTTCTGTAACTTGTTTGCAATAACTCTTGAGCCATTACTCCAGTATATCTTCCTTCTCCATATTTTGTATCTTTATAATTAAACTCATATATATTTAACCCTTTCTCCTCCCCAACATGATAAATATTTTCTTTTAATCGTGCGTCTGAAGGAAAACCACCCCAGCCACCAGTATCTGGCACACAAGAGCCAAATACATCTACATACCCTGGGGGACAACCACCGCCTCCTCCAGCTGAATCCCCACAAGGACCAGAAATACATTCAGATGAACTACAATCAACAACACCTCCAGCTTGATTATAACATGTCCCTTCTCCTGTTTCTGGGTCAACATATAAGCATTCACCACCTACCCATACTCCTCCAGAACTCTCACATTCACCTTGAATTTCTAGAGGATCAATAATAGGGGCTCCTGTATCAACAAAAGTATCTTCAGCAATTACTGCTTCCTCTTCATATGGCATAAATGCCCCTACTTTAGCAAGGTCTGAAATTGTGTCGTAAAAATCTTCTGCCCAATCTTTTTGAGCTTTATATATGTTAGCTCCTTTAGTAATATCTATCTGTGAAATTTTTGTGTCTGCTTCCGTAAAAACACTGTCTAATAACATATTTTCTTGATAACTAGACTGAAATCCTCCTGAACCTACAATATTAGATGCTTTTGATAAATTATCTCCCAAAGAGGACATAATAGTCTCTTTTGCTATTCCTGACTTTTTAACTATATATTCTTGCTCAGTAGGGTCATATGGAGTAAAATATCTGCTGTATTGATCTGCCCACTCATTATCATAGATGTCACCATAATCTTGGTGATCCATTCCAAATTGCTCTAACAATTGATAAAGAGACATTCCAGACATATCTCCATAATCCATTCCATTGCTCATTTATTATTAATCTCCATACATTAAAGTCCAGGTATCTGCTATTTCATCAAACATTTGATCTAAATAGTCGCCTTTTTCTTTATTGATTTTACTAGCTTTACTCAAATCTATTTGACGATTAGTACGCATATATTCATCCCATAAATTAGCCTTTCTTTGAGAAGAAGCATAGCCACTTGAAAAACCTCCTTTACCAGCCATTTTAGAAGCTTGTAAGGTACCTGTATACATCTCTTCTCTAGCGCGAATCTTTTCAGCTTCAGAAGAAGTTCTTATTTGCTCCATGCCTCTAGCATCATAGGGAGTTATATACCCTGATATAAAAGTGCCTATATCGTCAATCCCACCTTCATAGAGCTCACCTGTAACAGGATTAGTTATCGTTTGATCTCCTTGTTCAAAAGCATCTACAAACTCATCCCAATAATTATAATTAGTTAACATATCTGTAACAATATTAGCTGTGTTTCCAGACTGAACCTGTTCAAATAGTGAGCTTTGGTCATAATCTTCAAAACCCATTGGCGTAATCCAATTACCTAAAGAATCGTAAGGCATTATCTATCTCCTATCATTTACGTTTATAGCTTCACTTCTACCGCCTGATTCTGCAAACATTATAGCAAGCATTTGATCTACAGTATATGACTCAAAACTCATCTTATTCTGCATATCTTCAATTACTCCAAGGTTTATAGGCTCTATGGCAATAGTATTAAAAGCATCAATTTTAGCTTCAATTGTAGGAGCA